CGAACCTAACGCAACGATCGACGGACGCGATACGTCGCCGACAATATATCCCGACGGAATAGCCGCGAGAATCTGTATGACTAGCTTCTCGAGATTATCGAGAGCGCCCGCGTTATTGTTATACGCGACGGCGGCTGAAATTGTAAAATTAACTTTTAACTGGATCGAGCTACTGATTAGCGTCGTCTCTAAATACGGAGTACCCGGCACGATTATCGCAGCGGGCGGGATTACCGCCTCGGGTACTGATTCATAGACCGACGCGGTTACGCCAGCGAGAGCGGTCGCTAGTGGCGCACGAACGTCAGCCTGAATTGAGGTTGGCATTATTGACCCATAGTTTCGACGTCAATAAACGGAGCTAATAATCCGACGACACGATTTTGGAGAGACCTACCTAAAACGAACGGGCTCGGGTTAAAATCGACTTGAGCCGAAGTGTTACCCGGTGCGGTAATCGACTGAAATACCTCGACTGATACGACTAGCAGCGCCGACTTTACGGGCGCTACGCCTGAATAGAGATCGTCAGCTGTTGAGCCATTAAGTACGGCTAAACCAGCTGGAATTTTAGGTGTAAAAATTTGATCCGGTGCAGCTGTTGCGGTTGTAAATATGTATGGCGCGATTCTGTGATCGTTTACTGTGACAGTTAGATCAAACGCAGCTCCGCAGCCTGAGATGATTACAGCTTGACCCGGCACGAAATAATTTATGCGCTGAGTTGTATAGAACGCCATGCCGTCTTTGACTTCGATACCGGTAATAGCTGACTGGTAGCCAGTAAGTAGCGGCAAGATCGCGCCCTCGGCGCTTTCGATCATAAGATCAAGATACGCGTCCGAGTAAAGAGAAACGCTAACGCCTAGCACGTCGCGAAGTTCTTGCGCTGTAACTATTTGTGGCATTAGCGTTCCTCTCTCGATTCTGCTCGGTCGCCTCGGGAGCGAAACGACCGATGATTATTTATTTATGCGAGGTTGTTCCAGCGGGCGCCTAGTGGCACCTTTGGAGCTAGTGCGCCGTAACCATAGTAAAGAATATCAATGGTTCCGTCGGAGTTGATGTTAGTGCGAAGCTCGAAACGTGGGCTTTCGTACCATGTGTAAGAATCTGGGTTAATGACAACCATTGAAAGATCGCCGTCAGCTGTTGTTGATCCAACGTTTCCGATTGAACGTGAAACGAATAGATTTAAACCCGGAGCTACTACGCCGCGAAGTGAATCGCCGCGAACGTTACCAGCCGCGTTGCTTGGTTGCGCTGCATTGTAAAGAGGTGCGCCATTGTCGTTGTAACCCATGATGTTGCCCCATTGAGTTGGAGAAACTACAAGTGAACGAGCAAATCCTAGTGATGATCCATACACGTCAGCGCAAGCCTTTGATGTATAGCCAAGGAATCCTGCTGCTGTGTTTGCTGCTTGTGCTGATGAGCTTCCGTCGTTGTAAATTCCAAGCGTAACGAAATCCTCAGTTGCCTTTGCGTAAGCAAATTCCAAATTCTGGAGTAACGCTGTTAGGTAGCTTGGGTCTGAACGATCGATAAGTTCGACTGTTGAGATCGCGCGACCTTTGAAGCTGTTAACTGGTACTGAGATATAAGTTGCGCTCAGGCTTGATTCTGTAATCGCAGTATTTTCCGCAACGTCTGATACGACGGGCACCGCAGAAATTTTTGGCAATTCGAAAGTCATGCCTGTAGCTGTAAGCGCCTCACGACTAATTGCGTCGATCATGCCGCGATCAGCATTTGCTAACGCGTTAATAACTGTGCGGCTCTGAGGTGTTGGAACCATGCCCGGAGCTGTTGAAGTTGTGTTATCCGCAGCTTTGACATATTGGCGAGCGTCCTCGTCATGTAAAACTGACGCTTTAAGTGAGTATTGTAGATAAGAAACCTTATCGACGATTGGCGAGCGTGGAGCTGTGTACGCCATTGGAACGTGCTTTGACGCTTCTACCGTTTCGGCAGTTGCGACGGTTTCGGTAGTGTCTGACACTTCGTCTCCTTCTGTTGTTGGATTTGTTTCCTCTGTTTCCTCATCTAGGGAATCAGAATTTTCATTTGTTGATTCGACTTCCTCGGTTTCGGTTTCACTAGCTGCAACCTGGCTAACTCGAGCGCTGTCGATCGCTGGCTCTGAAACTAAACTAACTTCGTCGAGTGAACCTTTAGCGACTACTAACACGCCGTCAACGAAATCGTGTGCATTAACTTTTACTCCGACACTAAAACCGTCGCGGAGACCCGTCGCGGCTTCCACTAATGCGTCGTTTCCGGCTGTTGTCTCCGCGATTTTAAAAGTCGCGTCGATTCCCTGATCGGTTGCAGTCATAGATAAGACTTTGCCGATTGGTCGAGTGCGATCGTGTTCTAGTAATAATTTAACGTTTTTAGTCGCGATAGATTCTGGTTTAAACGTTGTAAGTCCGGCGGACGTTGACCCAGTCTCGTTCCATGTTACGACGCGTCCGGTAATAGTGCGAGATTCGCTATCGGCTGACGTAATTAGTAGCGGCATGTTTATTTTCATTTGATCATTTCCTCAGCTTGTCGGATTTCCTCGACGCTAATCGCGCCGATCTCAAATAATGTCTTGTAAATTGCTACTCGTTCGGCTTCACTTCCGCGCAAGTAATCCTCGAGTCTAAAATTAACTGTCTGAGTGGACGGAATAAAATCCGGCATACTTAAACGAGTCGCGATCGAAGTCATGATTGGAATCAGCGAGAAATCTAAAAGAGTCTTACGCGTTACGTTCGCGTTGGAGTAAGTCATACTCGAACCAGTTTCCGCGTCAACGTAGAACGCTGGAATTCCGATCGCTCGAGCTAATTCTGTCGCGATATAACTTCTCGCAGCTGCAAGCTGTAATTTCTCCGGGTCGAAACCGACTGTCTGTAATTCTACGTCCGCATTAAGAAACGCAGTTGAGCGATTACGTCGAGCAACGCCCCATGACTCTAATAATTTTGCAATTCGATCAGCTGGTAACGCTGTGCCGTTAGATTTTAATACCATAGACGGAACTGGCTCGCGAGCATAGTTAGCAGCTGCACGTTCTAATTCTGCACCGGTACGAATTGTCCGACCAGCGCGATTCAATAATCCTTCGTCGTTGCCGTAAAAAATAATTAACGATCCGACGCCTGAATCTGGAATTTGTTTTCCGTCGATCGTGTAATACATGACCTCTGTACCGTTAGCATTTAAAAATACGCCGACTCGAGTCGGAACGATTCGCTGAACGGAGCGAATTCGCATTGTGTCGGCAAAGAGTTCGGTAATTTGCCAATAGGCATATCCGTAAAATAATAAATCCTCAGCTGTCCAAACGTATGTTGCGCTACCCGGTACGCGTGGATCGGGATCACGAATTACGCGGGGCGCTGGCACTTCGAGCCCCGTCGTATTGTCCCGGAGTTGTAATCCGACCGAAGCAATAGACGAACAGATGATCCCGCGCGCACGTGCGATCGTAGGAACACTCATCGCTTCTTCACGCGTAGCCTGAGTAGCGCCACCATTAAAGGTATAGATCGAATCTAACGCGAATACAGGTGAAAGCGAAGCCTCGATGTCGCTATTTTGGAGCGGCGCTACGGCTTCTACCTTAGACGCAAACAGATCACGAATACCCATGCGCGAATTGTGTCAGCCGTATAGCACTAACCTGTCATAATATCGAAGTCTATCTCTGGGCGTGTCGCAAAGTGTGTAACTAGCGCTGTTGCCACCGCCGCTGAAACGAACGCCTGTGACGCGCGCCTTCCAATAACCCACCCACCGTCACCGCGACGAAGTTGTACCGCTGAGAGGATTTGCTTAGTCAGATCGCTTTGCCCCCTGTGCCGAAGCCGACCGCTATTTATCGCGCCGAGAAGCTCGTCGCAGCTCTGAGGATAAACCGAGTCCATGTCAAAGATCGGGATACCGGCTGGCTGAAATCTTGCCGCAACCGCGCCGCTAGTTTTTCTCGAATATAGCAAATACTCTATTGGGTACTTACGACAATACTTAGCCGCCTCATTAGCGATCTCTCGATCGTCGAGTTGGACGGAATTTTCCCACGTATGGAGAAGCTTCACCACGAAGCGTTCGTCTCCTAATTTTTGAGCGCCGACTAACGCGCAGAATTTGCGATCCGGTGAAATATCTAGCGCCAGCCATGTCAGCTTGTCCGGATCAAGATCGACGGTTTCGTCATGGCAATTATTCCACTCGTTAGCTCCGATAATGCTGGAAATAGTCTGTACCCACCTACACAATACCTCGGTTTGTACGACCTCGGGCGGATCATTGAGAACCGCTTGGATATTCTGGATATTTATTGTATGTCCAATTGCTGGATTTGCTGCCAGCCAGTTTGACTCTAGCTGTATGTCGTCAGTCGGTGCGCTCCACTCGAAATAACCTATGTCGTCGTTCGCTCCGGCAGCTGCCGCAAGTCCACGCTCTCGGAACGCATTTAATACGACCGAGTGTGAATCGCCCGCGTTCGTGTAGCTCATAATCATAGGATTCTTAGCAGCCATTAAGGTATATCGAAGCGAAGCGTAAGAATCTAAATCTTTCATCTCTCGAAGCTCGTCAAGATGAATAGTTGAGGGAGCGCTAACGCCTCGAGCAGCTGAACCGCCAGCCTTGACGATAAATCGGTTGATTTGCCCGGTCGTACCCTTGACCTCGATTTCCTCTGAGCCATGAGACCACCTAACCCGATGAACGCGCTTGGATAGCATTTCGGAACTTTCGATTAAGTTCATTAGCTGGCGAAATTGCTCTAGCGACGTGGCTAATCTGTGAGCTGATCCAATTTGCAGCGGTTCGTCCCATAAGAATAAGCCGCCTAAAATTCGGATTTGCTGTAAAAAACTTTTGCCATTTTGCCTAGCCACAACAATGCAATTTGTAGGCGTAGCCCAGCGTCCGTCTGGCTTGTATTTGTGGGTATGCTCAAGCGCGAATTTCTGCCATGGCATAAGTCCGTCCGGCAATATATCAGCTGCTAAGTCTATGAGATCAAAGCCTCGAGACGGTAAATCGTTTAGCTGAGTGTGAATTCTGGGAGTTTCTGAGCCATAAATCGTACTGGCGAGTACGTCACTTTCCAGAAGCCCATTTTTTGCAGTCAAAGCGTCATAAGTGGCGGCTAATGACGGCGGTAAAACCGATAGCAGCCGATCTGAGACTGGCTCAACCTGATCGCTAATAGTTATGACCTGATCGCTCCTAATCATGACTTACGCTGACATTTTCGGGGATATCTTTCGCCT